AAAGCACTCTAATCTGGCTAAAACTTCTGGTGGGCACTCTAAAACCTGCTCGGCTTGGAACTGGTAGACTTGACCCTCGAACTCGGTGAAACTAGCACAGTACTCCTGCTGAAACTGCTGATGTGTCATCGACCGCTGTGCCTCCAGCACGTCTACAGCCGACATTCTGGGATTTTCATGGTAGTCGGCCTGTATCGACACCCATTCTGGGAAGTTGGGGTCAAAACCACGGTTGAAAAATTGCGAAAACCAGTTGTTGCGTCCGCGTGGGGTAGAGATAAAAATAGCCTTTGAGTTAGGCTTGTCTAGTGTAGGTCGCAACTGAATATTAAAAGCTGATTCGCCGGCTGTGGTTAAGGCGGCCTCGTCGAATATAATCAAGTCATAGCTGCGACCCACGCAACTATCCACAGTTGAAATAGAACCCATGCGGATGGTGGAACCGTTGTCCAGTTCAATAATCTTGTCCTTTAAATTATTTCTGGCAATCTCTAAATCAAAGTGGTCAATAAACTGGCGCTGCAGTTCGAAACTAATGCTACTTAAACTATAATTAGGTGACACCAGCAACACAGCACTATTGGGTACTAGTGTGACCAGTTGCCCGATTACATTGGCAATATAGGTTTTGCCCAGTCTGCGGGCTAGTGCAGCGCATACAAAACGGTACTGAGGGTTGTTAACGGCGTTAATGAGTGCTACCTGAGCCGAATTCATGGTATCCCAAGCCCCCAGCAGCTTTAGGTAGTTTTGAATAGGCAGCTTGATAAACCTCAATTGTACAGGATACTCTACAATGTGGTCGTGTGGTATGTCGTTACGGCTTAGGGTCAGCATCTAGTAACCTGGAAATAAGTTGTTGGTAATTGCTTCCGCCAGCATCGTTAATCTGCACATTGACCTGATTTTTGATATGCTGGTCTTTTTGCTGCAGCTTCAAGAACTCCAGCTCTAATTGGAGCTGGTCCATGGTAAACTTGTGCGATAGGGCTAAGAGATCAGCAATGTCCTTGGTCGATCCAGTTTCACTCATCTCCATGTCCTGAAACTTTTTTTGTATAACCGCGTCCAAGGCAGCACGCAACTTATAGCGGTTGTTAAAGCCTACATCACGGAATACCTGATCAATGTATAGCCGGACCGGTGTCTGTGCCAAGATATCCGCTACCAGCTCTGTGGATAAATTCAGGCTGTCTGCGGTTTGTTGTATGGAATGTGTTTGCAGGTAGCAGTCTGCTACCTCAAGATGCTCAGGTTGGATACGGACGGTTTCTGCCGGTAAAGTAGTGGGTGGTTTCATGGTGTGGAAAATTATTGTGATAGTGCAGTGTAGCATATGGTGGTGGTAATTGTCTACGCTAGATTTTAGCACCCTGTTGGTTGCGGTGATTTTTCTGGTTGAACGCGTGTGAGGGGGCGCAGCGCTATCTAAAAATTATAAGTCTAATAACCGCCCTAGTCTAGTTGATTTTTTCTATTAACCTGGTTTTGGCGATAGAAAAATACAATTGACAAACTTTGGTGATCTAGACTATAATACAATCTCACTCAACAAGGAAACCGAGATGTTCTACGATCAAGCCGAGTTCGACTTTCAAGTGTCGGAGTACCTTGCCCTGGGTATGACCCTTGCGGAAGCGCGCTTGCTGGTGCGGCAGAATGAGCAGCGTGATGCGCTGGAATACAGCCGCTGGTGTGAGGAAGCCGAATTGGAAATTGTGGAATAACCCTACACTTGCAAGGGGATTGTGAATCCCCTATAATTGTCTACATGGAAAACGCAATGCAACATCACAAAGCCGAGATCGCTGACCTGTTACAGGAAGCCGCTCAACTCCTGGCCAAGGCCGCTGTACTGCAAATGTCGGTTGACAATACATTCAAACCCGGTGTAGACTACACTCAAGCAATCGAAGTTCTCCTCAACTGGAATCAAAAGGTGAAACAATGAACCAAATCTTCGCAGGCATCAGCCTTGTTTGCACTATCGTTTGTGGCGCGTCTCTGGTAGAATTGCCCAGTACTGCCAGCACGCTGGAGTTTATGGTCTTGGGTGCTGCTACTGGATTCCTGTCGTTTCTCACCCTGAACCTCATCAAGGACTAACACTATGTCACCCAATCAAGTAGCCCAATGGTTTGCAGACAATCCCGGTTCGTGGTTTGCTTTTCTGGACGAACTCCGAGCAGTAGCATCTGACGAGCAATTGATCATGCTAGCGGATGATCTGCAATACATGGTGTATGAATATATGAATGACCCAAATGATGATCCCGGTGAGCATCAAGAATGGCACGATTTTGATCCAGACTGTTAGGCCCAGGCCATGCTGCGGTGCAGCATGGCAGGCGCCAATTATACACTATATAATTGGGCTGGGTCAACACCTGGCTGGCAACTTTTTTGCATATGCATATAGCAAAAGGTTGCTTGTGTGGCCTGGTGCATCATGTATAATCTTCACATCAACACACAGGAACCCAGATCATGATGACCTTCGATTCAATCCAATCCGACGAATTTGTGCCGTTTGAGTTTACTGTGACCCCCCAAGAATTGGAAGATATGTTTGTGGAAGATTTAAACCGTGAATTGCGTGAACTTGCCAGCGAAACCAACTAAGCCCAGACGCGGCCCCATGCGGCCGCAAACTGGCGCGGGTCAGCACAAGAATCTGAAACGCCTACAAAAAATGGGCTTGACTAAGCGAGGAAAACCACTGTGAAAATCAAGCGTTTGTGTGTGGGGTTGTTTGTTGTGTGTGTGGAACAAGTTTTGCCCCATAAGCATGACAGGGTGCTGTTCTGTGGTACACTACGGCGTTGTGTGGAATTTTTCGAAGCGAACAAAGGACTGCAAAAATGAAACTCTACATCTGGACTCAAGTGCTGGAAAACTACGGCGACGCCGAAAAGCCCCACTGGAAAGCCAAGGGTGGTGGCGAGTATTTTGTGCCCGGTGTTACCACCGAAAACTTGGACAAGGCGCTGGCTTTAGTGCTGGACGATATTGGGCTTTCCAATGAGTATTTTCAGGAATACGTCCGAGGCTGGGATCTTGTGGAAGATGACTTTATGACCCAGTTTGAGCGAGATCAGCTGGAATACGATGGCCGGATAGCCTACCCTGCTACTGTGCTCGAAATCAACACCGAGATTTAGCACAGGGTGTTGCGTTTTCGCAACACCAGGGGCGCCAAAATTATACATTATATAATTTGGGCGTGTCAACACCGCAATTGTAAATTTTTTTGTTGCAAAAATTCACACCTGGGCCTGAATGTGTGCTATACTGTGGACTGTTCTGTAGGGGTTCTGTATGTCGCAATTGAAAGCCTATGCTGCTGCTGCACAGCCAGTGCTGCAAACCACTGCCCAAAAAATTTGGCGCATGATGCAATATAAAATGCCTGAATTGCAGCAATTTGATTGCCCGGATATTATTATGAATAACCGTTTGCGATCTACTGCTGGATTGTGTTATTTTAATAATAACAGAATTGATATTGGCACTAAGTTTTGCCTACATTCTCGTGAATATCAAATCTATATTCAGCGGATTATCTTGCCGCATGAATTAGCCCATCAAGCCGATTTTAACTTATTCGGTTTGAGCGAATTGAAATGTGGGCATGGTAAAAACTGGGAATATATTATGACCCATATTCTCAACTTGCCTGCTAATAAATATCACAAAATGGAGCGTGTATAATGCTTGCATGGATCGGCACAGTTTCAAGTGTATTCGGGGCATTCTTGGTTGCCAATCAATTTTTTATCGTAGGGTATTCACTGTTTATTGTGGGCAGTTTATCCTGGGCCGTTGTGGGATTAAAGCGTAGAGATATGGCGCTATTCTGGCTTAATGCTATTTTCCTGTCGGCTAACATAATGGGGATTTGGAATAACATTTAAAAATCAAGTGTGGTATTTTTACCACACTTGAGGCGCCAAAATTATAACATATAATTTTGGCCCGTGTCAACCCTGCAAATGTAAATTTTTTGGACACCATTGGACACAAACGATTTGCATTTTAGACTTGCCAAGACAACCCGACCGGCGTATAATCTTTTCATGCGTTGAACAAAACACAACGCAACCCGTGCCGAAAGGCTTTTCTGTTACAATCCTAAAGGATGCTTGAAATGGCTGAAAAAACTGTGAACTACACCGAGCAGGATACGCTCGCCCTTGTGCAACGCTATCAGGCCGGTGAAACGGTCGAAGCACTGGCTGAGGCTTTTGCTAAGTCTACCCGGTCGATTGTTGCCAAACTCTCGCGTGAGGGTGTCTACAAGAAAAAAGAGTACGTCACCAAAAACGGCGAGCCTGCCGTGAAAAAAGACGTTCACGCGGACGCAATCGGTGCGATTCTGCAATTGTCAGAAAATGACATTTCGTCCTTGACGAAAGCCAACAAATCGGCTCTGAAAGCGATTTTCGAGGCTCTTGCTAACAGCAAGCCGCTGTGATAGACTGCCTGCTAGGGGTTAACTCTAGCAGGCTTTTTGTATGCGATACTTTGCTATCCTTTTTTTGATGCTGTGCTTGGCCAGCGATCGCAGGGTTCCAGAATTTGAAACCAGGCGCGGCCAGCACGTTGACAAAATCACTGCAATAGTTTAGCCTGGCCCGGTGTGGTAAAAATACCACACCGGGCGCCAATTTTACCATGGTAAAATTGCCCGTGTCAAGCCCTGCCTGGCAACTTTTTTGCATATGCTAATAAATTTTTGTTGCTTGCAAAACTTGGTGGGCACTGTATAATCTTCGCATGGACAACGCAAAACAAGGCAACAAAATGAAACGGGTTCAAGTCTATGACATGGATGGTACTATTGTCGATAGCCTGCACAGGTATCGTACCGTCCGCAATCCTGACGGCACAGAACGTATTGATCTGGAATACTGGCGTGCTAATGAATATCGCGCAATGGACGATAAACTCTTGCCGTTGGCCGAACAATATAAACGCGATTTGGCTGATCCTGACTGCTACGTTATTATTGCAACGGCTCGCGTTATTAATGAGCCGGATGCAAAATTTATCCGGCAAGTTTTAGGTATGCCCAATTATATTATCTCCAGAAAATCCGGGGATTCACAATCAGGCAAAACCTTAAAATCTAAAGGGCTTGCCAGATTTTTTAACTTGCCGCAATTCCAGCGTGCTGAATGGGCATTTTATGAGGATAATCGAGAATATCTCGATGCTGTATGCCAACGATTCCCCAAAATTAAGCCGGTATTCTGTGCCAGCCAGCAGGGACACTAAAACAAAACCCCACGGTTTGTGGGGTTTTGTGGCGC